GATTCACCCGCTCTTCCATCACCGCTTCCTATACTCAAAATCCTTCGTCTCAAACGACGACGTATTGCCGCCCTCCCAGACGATATGCACCATGTCCGCGAACATGTACCAACAACCATGAATGTTCGGCCCCGCCGGTGTCGTACTAATCACCATCCGCGCATTCTCTGAGCCACGCCGCTCACACTTGCTCGATAGCAGCAAAATCTTCCCGCCCGCCTGATTCCTCATCTCCAACCACTCCTCAGCCGCCCACGCCATTAAAGGCAGCAGCAACGCCATCCCCACCATCAGCTTCTTCATGACAATTTCCTCTCTCCCTTCTTAAACGCCACCTGCTCAGCAATAATTAACGCCTTCTCCGGCGTGTAATCCACCAAGCTCTCTATGTCCCCACACTCAGGACACCAATTCAACCCCTCACCACTAAAAGCACACTGACCACCCGGAATCTCCGACCAATCATCAATAAAGCCACACTTATAGCAAATCGCTAACTCCCACTCGTCCAGATTCTCTATCTCCGCAGGATTCACGCCACGCGAACCATTGTGCTCACTCATAGCAACTCCCCTAACTCCGACTCAATCAAGTCCTCGTAATACCCCAACAACCGAGGATTCCTATATACCGCCTCGTCCGCATCCTTCCACAACACCTTACTAGGCCGCAAGATGTCAAAGGCTATCTCACGATAACCATAGTACTCAGTGTCAGTCTCCGAGGACCACGGATCGCGGCCCCCGGGCAATACCGTGAAATGGATCACGCCCAACAAACAGGGACTATCGTTGTACTCCGATTCGATTAGATACTTATAGCGAATGGCTGCTCTCATGTCATACCCCGTGTAAGAAAAGCGATAGGATAATTACTGCAATTGCGCAGCCAATAATTGCACCAAGAATGCCTGCGATTAAGGTGACGATTTCATCAGGGTCCATGACGTGCTATCCTTTCTGTGTTGGTGAGTGGTTGGTTAGTTATGGAACGCGGACCGTGGACCGGGTAGTAATTACATAGGTTTCACGATTTACCGGAGTTATGGTAAGGCATGAATGGTATTGATGCAAGGAAAATCTTTGTGGGGATTAGATCGAAAAGTTATGAAAACGCGGTTTTTTATATGTTTGAAGGGTTCCCTATAGAACTTTTTTCACTAAGAAATTATTTTTGATTTTTTTTTGTGAAATTAGGCGTAATAGACGTAATGCCGTAATAAACGAGTACTGATGCGGGTTTTCAGACTTACGTTGGCATCACGTTTATATTTAGGAAACGTAAGAAATACAAATATTCAGGGGGGACCCGTGAGACAGTTTTTTTTGTTTCATTTTTTTTTCTTAGTCAAAAAAAGTCTATAGGAACCCTTGGATTGGTTTGGGGGTTGGTGTTCGGAAGTTTCCTTGACTATAGGAGTTTCGCTGCGTAATATCTAGGCAGTTGGTTTAGGAGGTTATACGATGTATGAGATTGATCAGAATGTAGAGATTCCAGCAAGCCGGACGCGGTATCCGTTTCCTGACATGGAGCCCGGCGATAGCATTTTCTTTTCAACGGAGCGGCAGGCTATTTCGGCGCGTGTAGCGGCCGTCAGATACGCTGCCAAGTACAAGTCGGACTGGAAGTTCACCCTGCGCAGGATTGAAGAAGGTTGGCGCTTGTGGAGGCTTTCGTAATGCCAAAGAAGGATGTTTGGAACGTCCCGCCTGTGGTGCCGAAGAAGGCAGCGCAGCGGATGTCTGAGAAGGTGCCGTCGTTGTCCTCGTTGAAGACAATGACGGGCCGCAAGCGGATGGTCACGCCCAAGCATTGGAAGTTCATTACCGAGTACGTATCAGGCGACGGCCGGGTGACGATGAAGGAAGCGGCTATTCGGGCGGGCTACAACGAAAAAAGCGCTTCTGTCATCGCTTGGCAGTTGACTAACCCGGACATTAATCCGCACGTGGTGGCGGCTATTCAGCAATACCGGGCAGAACTGGCTTCGAAGTACAACACATCGTATGAGCGGCATATGAAAGACCTGCAGCTAATTCGTGATAAGGCGCTGGAGGCGGGCGCTTTTGCTGCTGCTGTTCAGGCGGAGTATCGGCGGGGGCAGGCGTTGGGGACGATATACGTTGAGCTCAAGGAAATCCGGCACGGCACTATCGATTCGATGAGCAAAGAGGAAGTACAGCGCAAGCTTGACGAGTTGAAAAAGCTATATGGCGGGCCGCCTCCTACCGCCATAATCGATCTGGAGCCCTCAGACGTGCGTGAGAGCGCCGAAAAGGACGTGGACCCTACTTTCACCCTCCCGGTGGCAGAACCGCCTCCTGACGTGTTTGAGAGGCTTTCAGAGGACGATGGCGAGGAAACCTGAATCTGTCTTTTCGGACTATGTCCGGGAGCGCTTGCGAGATGTGGATATATCCCGCGTTGAATCGGTGGCCAATCTTGGCTTTCCTGATATGGTGGTGGCCGATAAGCTTGGCGGCGGCCGCGTTGGCTTTTTGGAAAATAAGGTGGTGCGGCGCGGATTGAAGGTTGACGTTCGGCCGCATCAAATTTCTTTTCTTTTTCGCCACTGGTCCTATGGGTGCCCGGCCTTTTTGCTTGTGAAGCATTTGCCTATTGGAAAGCGAATCGGCTTAGTTTTTCTCTATCACGGTGGTCAAGCTCCCGATGTTGCTCTCGAGGGCTTGCGCGTTGCGCCTGTGCGCCGATGGTCCTCTGATGCTGTAGATTGGGAAGAGCTTAGAAAATTGCTATTAGGAATTGAAAAACCATAGGAAAAATAAACCGTAATTGACGCGCGGAAAGTGTATTATGTGGTTGTCGGGTTGTCCGACTTTTAGAGAGGATAGAGAGATGAAAACAGCAGAACTAACAGGAGCCGCGCTGGATTGGGCGGTGGCGAAGTGCGAGGGGAAATCCCACATTGTCAATGCGCCGCATAAGTACTTTTATTCCCCGTCAACTAACTGGGCACTGGGCGGGGCGATCATTGAGCGAGAGGGGATCAATCTGGACAACTACGCCAAGAATCCGAAATGGAGTGCGTGGACACCAGCACCTGAGCGGGAGTCAGGTGAGGCGCAAGCATATGGAGAAACACCACTAGTCGCAGCAATGCGCTGCTACGTGGCAAGCAAGCTGGGTGATGAGGTGGCGCTGCCCGAGGGGGTAGCGTTATGAAATGGCTTGTTTCAGATACCAGCACACGTGCGCCCACGGCGCGGTTTAAAACAAAAAAAGCGGCCATGCATTGGGGGCGCTGTTTTTGTAGTGGTCTGTTTTTTGTGTGGAAAGAAAAGAGTTGACTAGCAGAAAATCAATTGATAGCATTGTTTCACTGTAGCCGCTCGGCTACATTAAACGAGAGAGGATAGAGAGATGCTTAAGACTGTCGCAGTATCAGGAAACCGCAAAACCGGCCCGATTGCTGTTACTTACCGATCAGGGGAACATCAAACTTACGGGACCTGCCCGAAAACGTGTGGCTTACACCCAAAAAGCGAAACCGGCGCGGACAATATCGATTCGGAATACTTGCGGGCTATATCTGACGCGGTGCCGCGTAATGGCAAGGCTTGGACTTATTCTCACTTTGCCGCTGATGCGCTGCCGCTCCCGGCCGAGGGAAAAACCGTCATTAATGCTTCGTGCGATACCACGGCCGAAGCGGTTCGCGCTTACTCACTCGGCCGCCCGGCCGTATATGCTGCCCCGGAAAATACACAGTGGCCGCAAAAAATCGAGGGGGTTCGCTTCGTGCGCTGCCCGGCCGAATTATCCGATTCATTCACTTGCCAGCAATGCGGCGATGGTAGCCCGCTATGCGCCCGGCCGACTCGGGATTACGTAATCGTTTTCGTTGCGCATGGCACTGGTAAAAAACGTGTTGGCACTGGCGAGGGGGGATGTTATGCCGCAAGCGGCCCGACCGCTATACAGTGGCATGGCACCAAGAAAACCGGGGCGGCTAATGATGCCGAGGCGCTTCGCGCTTTTGCTCGTTCGCTTCCGCCGGGTTCGCTGTTGCGTCATCATGTGGCCGGGGATATCGGCCGGGAGGCGGCCGCGTGATTATTCTGTTAATCGTTATTTTTGTGGTTTTGTGGTGGCTTGCTGATCTCGGGAGCTGGAAATAATCGGGGCTCAATAGTTGATTGAAAAAATCAATTAGCCAATATTTCCGGAATATTGGATTATTCACACATCGGCCGGTGGCGGCCGTTTTTAGAGAGGATAGAGAGATGGCTCACATGATTGATGAAACAACCGGCCGCGCTGCAATTGCATATGCCGGACAAACCCCTTGGCACGGCCTCGGCCGTCAATTGTCGGAAGGCGCGACAATTGAACAGTGGACTCAAGAGGCCGGACTAGGCTATACCGTCGAGACATCCGACGTGCAATATCTCACCCCGGCCGTCACTGGTTTACAGGTCTGGCCTGACCGCAAAGTATTAACCCGCTCGGACACCGGGGCACCGCTGGCAGTGGTGAGCAAGGATTACAACGTGGTCCAACCCGGGCAAGTGATGGACTTTTTCCGCAAGCTTTCCGATATCGGCGGGTTTCAGATGGAAACGGCCGGAGCACTATCCGACGGCCGCCGGGTTTGGGCGCTGGCACGTGTTGGCGATGCTGCCCCGGTTGTTGATGGTGACTTAGTCAAGCCGTACCTGTTACTCGGTACCAGCTACGACGGCACCATGGCCACGATTGCAAAATTTACTGCGATTCGCGTCGTATGCAATAACACTATCACCCCGGCCGTTAACGGCCGCGCTGATGAAACGGACAAGGGTTATCTGAAATCAAGTGTCCGGGTTTTGCACTCGGAGCGATTCGACGCTGATGCGGTTCGCTTGCAGCTTGGCATTGTGGCGAATCAATTCGAGCGGTTTATTGTTCAGTCGCGCCAGCTATCGCACATCCCTATGTCGGCCACTGATTCGGACTTATTCATTTGCGAATTATTGAAGCCTTACCACCAGAGCAAGCTTGATATCAGAGAGACCAAAGCCTACAAGCGGGTTTTGGACTTATTCGAAAACCGCAAGGCTATCGGTTCCGATATCCCGGGCGTGGCCGGTACCCGGTGGGCGATGCTGAATGCTGTGACGCAATTGGTAGACCACGAGCGCGGCCGCTCGGACAATACGCGCCTCGAATCGGCGTGGTTTGGCACTGGTGCCGCGCTTAAAAATCGGGCACTTGAATTGTTAAATTCTGCAGCGTGATTAAGTAACAATTCATTTTTGCGGTTTTCCCTATGAGCGCCGGGTTATCTCGGCGCTTTTTTCCGCTTAGCTGGCCACTGGTAAACCTGCCCCCGGGCCTCGGTCCGTGCTGCGTTGTGCGCTGGCCGTGGTCCTCGGGCCCCGGCCGGTTGCCCTTGGCCCGAGTTGCTCGGGCCGTTATGCGCGGCGCGGGTGTCGCGCGGCGCGGACCAGTGGCGGCGGCCGGTGGAAAATAACCTATTGACGCGCGTCAATAGTTCAGGTACATTATCGGTACTGGCTAGCCAGTACCGATAGACAACCTAGAGAGGATAGAGAGATGACCAAGCACGAATTAGCCGCCAGCATCAAAGTGGGAATTTTCGCGTCACGCGATACACTCGAAGAGGCTTTCGAGTACGTCGAAACGATGTTCAATTCAATGCCCGATCCGGCACATCGGGCTGCAGCGCGGACCGCGCTGCACGTGATGTTGAACTCGGTGGCCAAGCAAATTATCGCGCTGCCCGATCAGCTGCCACCGCCCCCGGCCGAGGTCCGCATCTCGGTGGAAGATAATCCAGCGACTGGCACCGAGGCGCGGCAAGACCTGCAAAGTGTGCTCGAGCCAGTGATGGTATCGGTGCCGCGCGACGAGTTGAACCGCATCATCGACCAGCGCATCAGTGACTGGCTAGATGATCGCTTTGACAGCATGGCCGAAGAGTGGTTTGAGAATAACGTCGATGTCGATGAAAAGGTGCAGGAGTACATTGACAACAGCGTAGACTGGACCGAGATTGTCCGTGACGAACTGCGGCACAACATTAGCCTTAGCGTGACAGTAGACTGATAGAGTATTGACGGCCGTCAATAGTTCGGGTACATTATCGGTACTGGCTAGCCAGTACCGATAAATCACTTAGAAAGGATAGTGCGATGAAGACCACCAAAGTAAGCACCATCAAGATCGGCGGAATTGAATTTGCAATTCCGCCCGGTATGACTGACAAGGAAGTTGCAGCATTCTGCGGAATTGCGCTGCAATTCCGCAAGCTGGATTATTTCCACGCCAACGATTACCGCAAGCCCTTCACCTATTTCGACGGGTACGTCGAAGTGTCACGCGGTACGCGTGACACTTTCGAGACTGAAGAGGAAGCCCGCGCGGCCCGCGATGCGCGCAACGCGGAACTCGAGGCGGCCGAGAAGGCGAAGGCCGAAGCCTGATACACCAGACCGGCGCTGCCGGTCTGGATCACCGAACCCGGGCCACGGCCCGGGTTTTTTATTGCCTGCTACTCTGCACACTATCAGCGCGGCCGCGCCGATAGAAAGAATTGTCTTGACTTATAGGCCGGGCTCCGCCCGGCCTATAACAGCGCAGCACCCAGCACACGCACCCGCCCCCTGTCCAATTGCATATGACTATCGGCTATAGCTAAGCGATAGCTTGACATTCCCCGTGTCGCGACACGGGGAATGAGATAGAAGGAAGGGGGGAGGGCCATTTTAAGCCCCGTCAACTCAGGCTCAGCCTTCGCCCAGTTTTTGGCCCAAGACAGGCACAGGAAAACCTTTTTATCTGCCCCCGGGGGCCACGAAACCCCCCACTTGTCCCGCGCAGCGCGATCCACCTTGCTATATAAAAAAACTGGACACTAGATACCATTCTCTTTTAAAATGGTCCACATGATTACACAAGAACTTCTTCGAGCCCTTTTCTCGTACCGCGAAGATGGGGCCTTGGTCCGTAAAGTGACCACCAATCCTCGCGCTCCTGTAGGAGAGGTATCGGGCTGTCCGAGCAAGGCGGGGTATCTTAGAACCAGAGTTCAAGGAAAGTTATATTTCAATCATCGGTTGATTTGGTTTTTGCACCACGGAACGTGGCCCCCGGTTGTTGATCACATTAATGGGGATAAGCAGGACAATCGAATTGAAAACTTACGCCCTTGTACACAAGTAGAAAACATGCAAAACTGCAAAAACAAGAAGAACAACAAAACAGGGGTAAAGGGTGTTACATGGCGGCCAGACAAGGGTAAGTATCGAGCACGAATAACCGTAGACAAGAAGGAAAAGTTTGTTGGTTATTTTGATAAGTTGGACGAAGCGGAACTTGCCGTAAAGCAGGCAAGGGAGCGGCATCACAAGGAGTTTGCTAATCATGGCTAAAGTCGAGGACCACGAGGCAGAGCGATTACGACTTGAACTTCGTTTACGTCTTTTAGAAGCTCAAGAAAAAGCCTCAAACTATTTCTTATCATTTTGCCAATACGTCTGGCCTGAGATGTTAGTGGGGGAACATCACAAGCGGATTGCTGCTGCGTTTGATCGGGTGATCGAGGGCAAGTGCAAGCGGTTGATTATTGCCATGCCCCCGCGCCACGGAAAAAGTCAGATGGGTAGTTACCTGTTTCCGGCATACGTGATGGGCAAGCGTCCGCAATCGAAATTGATTGTAGGTTCGCACACGGCGGAACTTGCTCAGCGATTTGGCCGAATGATTCGTAATTTGGTGGATGACGAGAAGTACAAAGAGTTGTTCCCGAATACGTTGTTG